CATGATACAGATTTTGATTACTTCGGGCTTCCAAATTTTACAGCTAGACCGATTAAACGAAACAGTAACAATAAGACCCATACCAACGCGGTGAACCAGTTTGCAGCTGATATGTGGGAAGTCCTTGACTCAGCTGGCAATTTGCTACTGAGTAAACACAAAGACTACGGCCCTACTAATATCTCACGCTCTCCAGGTGGGCCACTCAATGGCTTACGTGTACGTATGTGGGACAAGATCGCCCGACTTAATCATCTGATTGACAACGGCGCAACACCAGAACATGAGTCTCTACGAGATTCATTTATTGATCTGCTGAATTACAGCGCCATTGCGTTGATGGTTATAGATGAAACGTGGCCCAATGAGTAAAGCAATAGTTATATTGTCAGATCTTCAAGCACCGTACCATGATGTCGCAGCTGTCAATGCTATCAAGAAGTTTATCTATGCATACCAACCAGATACTGTTGCAACTTGTGGTGATGAGATTGATTTTCCACAGATCAGTCGTTGGGAAGAAGGCGGCGAAGGTGAATGGCAACGCGACTTAGGTCGTCACCGTGATGTTGCAACAAAGTTGCTAGAAGATTTAACTGTTGAGCATATGGTTCGCAGTAACCACTCAGACCGTTTGTATAACAAGATCAAGACTAAGGTGCCAGGATTCCTGGGCCTACCTGAATTAGAGATTGAAAACTTTCTTAGGTTGCCAGAGTTAGGCATCCAGTACCACAAGGATCCATTTGAAATTGCACCAGGTTGGTTGCTTATGCACGGAGATGAAGGTAACGTCCAGCCTACGGCTGGCGCTACTGCATTAGGTTTAGCAAAACGTGCAGGCATGAGCGTGGCCTGTGGGCATACGCATCGTATGGGTTTGACTCACCATACGCAAGGCTATGCAGGTAAGACACGTACTGTGTGGGGTATGGAACTTGGCAACCTCATGGACTATAAGTATGCACGCTATATCAAAGCAGGTTTGTTCACTTGGAATAAAGGCTTTGGTATCTTGCACGTTGATGGTAAGACAGTAATACCGCAGCTCGTACCTATCGTAAACAATTCGTTTGTTGTAGATGGGCATGTTTGGAAATGGTAGTTGTAAAACTTAGCGCAGGGGATGTGGCATGGGCAACGAATGAAGCAGTCAGTCGGTATAATTACAATAGATCCAGGGGTAATGACCCTTCTGGAAGCGCAGCAAAAACTTGGGTGGAAGCTATTGCCCGTGAAATTTCTGGCGTTCTTGGCGAAATCGCAATGGCACGCTGGCTTGATAAGTTTCCGCACACTCTCTTTGAAGATCGTAAGACTGGTGATGTGGCAGGCCATGAGATACGTACAACTACTTATACTACGGGTCGTTTGCTTCTTACAAAAGATGATGACCCAACTAGGAAATACTTTTTAGTTACATTACCTGATCATTACACAGCTCATATTGTTGGCTTTGCATATGGTTACGAGGCACAAGATGCTAAGTTCTGGGATACTTCAATGAGTATCCCTTGCTATGCTATGCAACAAGAATACCTACATGATGTGAAGGAATTATGAAAGAGTGGCTAGATGAAGCCAGCGACATCGCCTCGCAAGTGGCTCGCACAGTACATAAAAAGTACCATACGTACTTTGATGTGGCTGATGTTCGCCAGGAATTACTGGCGTGGGTTATCCAAAGAGAAGACAAAGTTAAAGTCTGGCTCAACCCAGAACAATCAATAGAAGATTACAAGGGCGGCGTAAGGCAGCTTGCTAAGACGCTATCGCGTCATGCTGATCGTTACTGTCGCAGACTTAAAGCGCAGAAGGCTGGCTATGAATTGCGTGACGAAGTTTATTACACGCCAGCTTTGCTTACTGAGTTACTGCCATTCATATGGACTGATGTTGTTGCAACGCAAGATGCTACTAAGCCACGTGTTTCTGGTGGTGGTGGTGTAGCAGCTGAGGGTGGTAACTATGCCGCTTCACTCTTTGATGTACGCGCTGGACTTGAGAAGTTAGAACCAGATGATCGTATCGTGTTGCAGTATAAGTTCTTTGAACAGTTAAACTATACCCAACTGGCAGCAGTCCTGGAAATCTCTGATTCAACAGCACACCGCAAAGTCTCTGGTGCGTTACGTCGTTTGTGTTATCACTTAGGTGGGGATAATCCCTGGAGTACGAAAAGGAATAAACCAGATGCCTAGTTATGAATACAGTTGTCGTCTATGCAATATGTCGCAGACAGTTGAGCGATCTATTCATGCTGAAAGCATGGCACCTCTATGTTGTGGTGAATTAGCCAACCGTGTATATGAAGCACCACCAGTTAAGTTTAATAGCACGGGCTTTTACTCAACCGATAACGCTAAGTTTTTGTAAAGCAAAAACCCCCGCACCGAGAGGATAGCGGGGGCTTTGCTCCTATGCCTGAAAGGGTTAAGCGGCATAGAATCATAGCACAATAAGGGACGGATCCTTAAGTTGTGCAATCCTAGCATACGATGATGAATCATACGCGTGGATTCTCTTAGCATAATCTTTTTTTAACTGTGCTTCTGTACTGTACGGGCCAACAGCTTGAATGATATTAAGCGTTGGGTGTACAGCAAAGACTATGTATTGTGTGCGTTGGATAAGTAATTCTTCTACTAAGTCCCACACTTTTTTGGCCATGTCTTCTGCATCATCAGCGTCTTGTTCCAGCAAGGCGGCAACTTTCTTAATCTCAGTTGGCTTAGCCACTTACCACTCAATCCATAACCAAAAGAAACCTATGTTTAGATCAAAGTTGTGCTTGCTAATGCCTATGCCTAAGTGAAACTGCTTAATGTACCAGCCCCAGCCTATAAAACTATTACGTATGCGTATCTCTTTAGTCATTTTTTTCCCTTACAATTTCTGCTATTTGGTTAATAATTTTGCGAATAGTAATGACGCTTGCTTCGCTATTGAGCCAGACATAACTAGCTTCTTCAATCTCTTGTGCTATCGCTTCGCGTTGCTCCGCTAGGCGTATCTCTAAAGTTTTTTCCATCAGTACCAGCCCCTTGTCTTGGATTTTTTAAGCGCTAAACATGCGTCACTATTATAGCGGTGCTTGAGGTATTTCAAGCCCCAGCGGATCTGTGTCGCGGGGTTAGTTTTCCAGTCAGTACCCATGCTAGACATCTTGCTGGCTGGGTAAGCTTGGGCTATCCCATATGCCCCACCATGTGGGTTGCGTGCCTTGTAATTCCAATGACTCTCCCGCGTCCATAGTACGCGCAGACATGTCCATTGTTTTAGAGTCGCCCCTTGTGAGCGATACAACTGCATAGCGAATGTCTTAACTGGCATGTTATGAGGTATGGCATAGGCGGTTGGTAAGAAGCCCGCCCTAACTGGCTCAAATCGCCTGCTAATGCCCTCTATGGGCATCATTACCCCACCGATTAACACTAGGATTAACCCGCCTGTTGCGTATCTTCGTCGTCTACGGCTGATTGGGCGGGGGTGCGCTTGAGCGCTCCGCTTAAATGATTGGTATTGAATATCCGCGTCGGCTTTACGCCTTGCGGTATAGGCGGGCAGGTCAATGCGTACTTCTTGATTGCCGTGTGTCGGATCTGGCGCTGATACTCGAAGATTGTTCGTTCGTTCCATTGCAAAGCTCCCTTTTCTAGCCGTTCATATGGCAAAGTCCCGCCGTAAATACCATAGCCTATTGCATCTACATCTTGCATAGCAAAATCAAGACAGGCTTTTTTAATTGGACATTTTTCGCATATTTGTAATGCAAGAAGCGCGTCCTCTGCTGAGACTTTGCGCTTTTCGCCACGCTCTAAGTCTGGGAACCAGACGTCGGGGTGCAGGATTGAGTCTCGACAGGCTGGTGTCATGTCTGGTGCAAGGCTCATGAGTTTGCCTTGATAAGCGTTTGTAGCTGCTCGTCTGTAACTACGCTAGATAGCGCACCAACGAGGGCTTCAACTGCATTATCCTTGTACTTTTCGCGCATAACAATAGCCAGCGTGTTGCATAGTTGTGCGTTGCTCATAGACGATCCGCCTTAAGGATAGTAAGCAGAATAATTAGCTCGGTTGTGTCGCGTTGTAAGTTTTCAATATCCTTACGACGCTTCTCAACCTTAGCGATAATCTCCTCGCGTGTTTCACGGCTCCCGTATGAGTAGCCTGTTTCGTACGCGTCCTTCATTACACGCGTCATGCTTGATACTAATACTTCTAACGGTTGCTCGTTCATTTTTTACCTCTCTCTAGTTCGACTATTTTATTTTCACATTCCATACAGGTGTATGAGTTGTACTGATTATGGTCAAAGTATGCCTTGCATACATCACACTCGACAATGTCTGACTCGCCGTAAAATACTGGGTCATTAAGTTCTGGCTCGCTCATTAGTAGCTCCCGTCCTTGCGGGACGTCCACCCGCACCTATCGCACTTTACTTTATTTTCTAGTGTCTGACTATCGCCAGACATGACTGACCCGCATACAAAGCACCGACCATAACTCATAGTGAAAGCTCCATCTCGTCGGCCTTTTGTTTTAGTAGCGCAATAGAGTAGTTGACTAGCGACCAGTCACCCTTCTCGATGCCGAACCGAATTAGGTTGGCGTGTAAGCGTAGAAAGTCTGAGTGTGTGCGGATTTTGTGTTGCTCTAGTGTGCTACTCATTATCGTTCACCCATGCATCTAAGTGGTGTTGCTCGATAATAGCCCACGCTGGCGCGGTTAATTGGCCCTTGTAAGTAACTTGAAAGTTACCAATCTTAGGCATCTCAATAGCCTTGTTTGCTTCGTCGTCGTTGCATGCTTCGATAGCCTCGATGCATACTGGCACCATCTCGGTTGGTACTGGTGGATAGTGATTACTTCTTAAGTGAATTGCGATTCCTTGCTCCATTGTCAGCGTTGGGAATAAATCCTTGTCCGCTAACTCAGTTGCCATATTGCTTCCCATCTTGTATTCCTCTCGGTTTGAATTGCCCGCGTCATTCACCTTGAATAGTCCGCGTCCTCTAAGGTAAGAGGCTAGGTAGCACGATACTCTCGCACGTGCCACCTCGTCAAGCACCTTAGCGTCTTGAATTATGCGCGTCGTATATCCGTACCCGCGCCAGTCCCCTCTGATGCGCGTCCCATAAGTTGCACACGATATTGAAAGCGATGTAGATTCCCCCGCCCCATAGGGCTAGGCCGATAAAGCCAACTGCTAATTCGATAGCCGTTGTAATCATGGTAATTCCACCCACTCTGTATAGATAGGGCCGTCATACTGACGGCGTGTAATGTACGCGCCACACTCTAGGCACTTACCCGCTTGCCATACATAACCGTCACCGTCGCCCCAGCTCCAATTTTCGGCGCGGTGAAAGTGTGTTAGTGCCATGTCGTTGCTCATGCGTTTACTCCTTCGCTTGTTTTGATTAAGTAACCTTCGGCTATTTCCCACCAATTGACACGATACAGGCTGCCAATATCCTCGCGCATTGTCCGCGCTTGTACCCAATTTTCATCAAAATAATCGTCAATCCATGACTCAATTGCGTCAGCTAATTCGCGTTGTGTCTGATTTTCCTTGGCTAATTCCAGCACCTTGGCTTGTAAGCGTTGCTCGTTGTCAATATGCAAGGCGGTTGCCCACGTCTCGCGATTCGTCCAGCCGTTATAAGTCTCGTCGCTCATTAGTTTGACTTCCCATCTAGTACACGTAGTGCCATGGCTAGCGCGTCGCTAAAGCCTTCCTCGTACTTGCGCTCTAGCGTATCTTGAAAGTCTTCGTCACTTCCTGATTCCTCTGACTTGCTCGTGTAGTCTTCGTAAATCTTTAGCGATTCTTGGTAGTGCTTGTTTATTGTCTCGATTAGCTGCTCGTTCATGTTGTTTACCCTCTCAAGGTTTGGATTCCTAGCGGATACTAGGCCAAGAGCGAGGGTATCAAAACCCTCGCCCCTAGTCAATCATCCGCAAAAGATAGTTTGGTGGACTACCATAAGCGCGATGGATTCTTGGTTAAATAGTCCAGCCAGCTTGGCTAGCCCGCGCTCGATATCGGATAGGTATTGCTCATGTATCTCGACGACGTAGGTCACCGATTCCTCTCCTTGGCCTTGATATTGGCCCGCGCCTAGGGCGCGCTTGGTGTAGTAAAGTGCATGAGCTGCGTCTAGTGTCTGCTCAATATTGCCATGGAATAGATTCCATTCAATTGAATTCATAGGCTCGGTCAATACATTACGGCCCGCGCTTATTACGATAGTTTGGCTCATTAGATAACCTCGTTTACTTTCGCTAGTAGTGTTGGATATTCGGTAAAGTCTGCGACGACGTCGCGGAATAGTGCAAGAATGTCACTATCCTCGCGGATAGCCTCGATGACTAGATTCTCGTCTGCTAGTAATTCGCCTGCTAGGCAGGCGATGACGTTTGCGGGTGACGTCTGCATTTTAGTTTGCCTCTCTTGATTCAATAGCTTCGCGACGTGATGCGCGATAGGCGCTCTTGCGCTTTATAGCTTCCAAGGCACAATCCTTAGAGCAAAATGAAAGAGCTGGGATAGATGATACGCCTACAGAATAATTGCCCTCGGTATAACAGTTTGAACAGATTATCTCTTTAGTCATTGTCTTGCCTCTCGTTAGTAGTTGAGCTTACATAGGCGAATTTAGTGCCTAGCTTTAAGCGTGTCAAGCTAGTTTGGCCTTATTTTGGTAACGGTTTGGTAACGATTCTTGGCCCTAATTCTTGGCCAATTGGTAGGCAATTGCTAGCTCTGGCTCTGGCCCTAAGTGATAGCGACGGGATGCAATGAGACGCGGGACGACAGTCCGCGGGGATTCCTTTCGCTAACCTAATCCGCAAGGCCATTAAGCGATTCGATTCGGCCCTAGTAATGAGAGACGGGCCGTCTATTCGTCCCCGATTCGTCTCCAATTTTCGGGCCGATTCTCCCTCGATTCTCTGGGTATTGATTCTTTCTTGGTAGGTAGGTTTAGACATGGCGGGCGGTTATGTCCAAGTCTCAACCCCAGGGTTTTAAGTATTGGCTCGCGCGGGTATCTATAATCAACCAAAGTATTTTTTCTAAATATAGGCCCTGACCTGGACTTATATACTATAATATAAATGTGACTAGAATCACACGACTAAAAGCGGGATGAATGACCTTTATCCCGCCTTAGTATATAGTAGGGGGATACGGTGCCTGTGGAGTATCCCCACGACGGTGCAGAGTTACACTCTGCCAGATGGCCAAGCGGAGCTTCCAGCGGAGCGCAGGCCTTACAGCCTGCTGTTGATCCAACGGGTTAGGGCATTGCAAATGCCCCTAGTACAACCACCTGCAAGTACCCCGAAGGGGTACGTTAAACGGGTGTATTAGGTTTTTAATTTGGGAAGGGATATTACTGCCATATGGCCAAAATTCCCAAGAACCTTACACTTGCACCAACTGCGGAGCTTTCAGCTCCCCAAGCCAAAGAGCTAATTCTCAAGCTGGTTGAAGACGGGTTTTCAATTGCTGACTCCGTCCGTGCCGCCAAGAAATCTATTAAGTCCTACGAATACTATCGGGCATCCGATCCACAGTTTAAGGATGCCCTGGATTTAGCCCGCGCCGTTCAGCGCCGCAAAGGTGTTGTCTCAGAAGAAGACAAAGATATCACCTTTGAAGATTTTAGATTAAAGTTTCTTAACTCACAGACTTTTCCACACCAGCGAAATATCATCTCGCTGTTGGAAGAAGGACAGCCTGCCTGGCTACACCCAGGGATGACATTTGAAAAAGCCTTCCCCAACTACGTCTTAGTCAATATGCCACCTGAGCATGCTAAGACCATGACAGTCTCCATTGACTATCTGACCTACATGATTGTTACTAATCCTAACATCCGTATTAAGGTAGTTTCTAAGACCCAAGCTATGGCCAAAGAATTCGTCTATGCTATTAAGCAAAGATTGACTTCCCCTACCTATGCTGAACTTCAGAGGCGATATGCCCCAGCCGATGGCTACAAAGCCTCAGCCGAGAAGTGGACAGCTGATTCGATTTACCTAGAACGAGATAGCGGTGAGAAAGACCCCACGCTGCAAGCACTAGGTATCGGCGGTCAAATCTATGGAGCACGTGCCGATTTGATCGTACTAGATGACTGCGTCACCTTGGCAAATGCTAATGAGTATGAAAAGCAGATTCGATGGATTCAACAGGAAGTTCTTACACGCGTTGGTCCAACTGGAAAGATTTTGATTGTTGGTACGCGAGTAGACCCTATGGACCTATACCGCGAGGTACGCAATCCTGATAGATACCCAGATGGAAAATCTCCTTGGACTTACCTGGCTATGCCAGCCGTATTAGAATTTAATGACAAGCCTGAAAAGTGGGTAACCCTTTGGCCTAAGTCAGACCGCCCATGGATGGGCAGTGAAGATGAACCAGATGCAGAAGGATTATATCCGCGCTGGGATGGAAAGAATCTTAAGCAGCGTCGTGGCTTGCTTGACCCTAAGACCTGGGCCATGGTCTATCAGCAACAGGATGTAGATAGTGAAGCAGTCTTTAGCCCAGAATGTGTACGAGGTAGTGTCAGCGGTATGCGCTCGTCAGGCCCACTTATTGTCGGCGCACCTGGACATCCTGCGTCCTTATCGTCATCATACACAATCTGTTCAATGGATCCAGCCATGTCAGGAGATACATTCTCCATCGTCTATGCAGGAGACAAGTTAACCCAAAAGCGCTACATACTAGAAGCAAGTCGTATGCCTGCTCCTACACCACAGCGTATTCGTGAACTTATCTTTAGTTGGACGGAAAAGTACAACCCAAAGGTTTGGGTCATTGAGAAGAACGCCTTCCAGTTGTTCTTGACAATGGATGAGGAAATCAATAAGTTTTTAGCAAGTCGAGGCATCCGCCTCGTTCAGCACTACACAGGTGCTAACAAGATGGATGCTGAGTTTGGTGTTGCTTCTATGGCTCCACTGTTTGGTTCAATAGATAAACTTGGCAAGCACATGGGAAACAATCTCATTGATCTACCAAGAACAGATAATGAAAACATTAAAGCTCTTATTGAGCAATTGATTACCTGGTCACCAGGAACAAAGAACAAGCAAGACGGACCAATGTCTTTATGGTTTGCAGAAACCCAGATGAGAGATTATATCAATCAGGCTGGTGCCTATGGAGCCACATGGGTTAAAAATCCATTTGCCACTCGCAATGACATTGCACGACGCAAGGTAGTAAATCTTGAAGAATACCAAAAAATGCAAGAACAAATCGCTTCTAACGGGGGTTACCTATAATGCTAGAGATTGATGTAATCTCAGATAAGCTGCGTAAACTACGCCAGCATTATCACACACGCGACTCTCGCTATGCAGATTTGCTCGCTATTCGTCAAGGAAAAATTGATACAGTCTTCCCTGGTATGTTCTCTGAGGACTACCCAAAGCCAATGATTGCCAACTTTATTGACATCGCAGCACGCGATGTTGCTGAAGTTATTGCTCCACTTCCTGCTTTCAACTGCATGACTACTAACTCTGTCTCCGACAGATCACGTCAGAAGGCAGACCTTCGTACCATGATTGCTGCTGGTTACCGCGATACTGCAAACCTTCAGACCATGATGTACTCAGGTGCAGACCGCTATTTGACATTTGGTATGCTGGCCTTCCTCATTGAAGAAGACCATGAGAATAACCGCCCAATGATTCGCATTGACAACCCAATTGGTTCTTACCCAGAGTTTGACCGATTTGGTAAACTGCTTTCATATTCAAAACGTTACACAAAGACTGTACGCGAACTTATCAATGACTTCCCTGAGCATGAGAATGTTATCCGTGGACAGTTTGAAAACCGTAACTCAGAGCGCATCCTTGAGATGTTCCGCTACCAAGATAAGGACCAGCTGGTTCTATTCTTACCTGAGCGTAATAACTTTGTTTTATCTCGTGCTGATAATAAGCTAGGTGAAATCCCAGTTGTATTAGCAATCCGTCCTGGCGTTGACTCAGATGAGCACCAACGTGGCCAGTTCGATGACATCATGTGGGTACAGGTTGCTCGTTCCCGCTTTGCAAGTTTGGCTCTGGAAGCCGCTCAGAAATCCGTTCAAGCGCCCTTCGCGCTACCTTCCGATGTTAATGTTCTTGAAATCGGTCCAGATGCCACTATCCGTTCAGCAAGCCCAGAGAAGATCCGTCGTGTTGACTTAAACATTCCTAACGGAATCTTCCAAGAGAACGCATTACTAGATCAAGAAATGCGTACTGGAGCACGTTACCCAGAAGGACGCTTAGGACAACAGTCAGGTTCTATCGTTACTGGTCGTGGCGTACAAGCTCTCATGGGTGGCTTTGATACTCAGGTCAAGACAGCACAAGCTGTACTAGCTGAAGCATTTGCTAAAGTCATGCGCATCTGCTTTAAGATGGATGAAACCTTATGGCCTAATGTTGAAAAGGAAGTTCGTGGTATCAATGCAGGTGCTGCATATGAAATCACTTACGTCCCAGCAAAAGACATTGATGGTAACTATCACTGCGATGTTACTTACGGCCTTATGGCAGGACTTGACCCTAACCGTGCATTAGTATTCGGATTGCAAGCACGTGGAGATAAGTTAATCTCACGCGACTTCCTACGTCGTCAAATGCCTTGGGAAATGAATGTTACCGCTGAAGAAGAAAAGGTTGAAGTAGAAGAACTGCGCGATGCCTTAATGCAATCAATTTCAGCATATGCTCAAGCAATTCCTGCAATGGCATCACAAGGACAAGATCCTTCAAATGTTTTACGTTCTATGGCATTGGTTATTAAGGGACGTCAGAAAGGTAGAGCAATCGAAGATTTGGTTGCTGAAGCCTTTACCCCTGAACCAGCACCGCAAGTTTCCCCAGAGCAGGCTTTGCCTACTGGTGAGGCGCAAGGCGCCCCAGGACAGGCACCCTCTGGGGAGTCTCAGTTACCACCAGGTATGCAAGCATCTGGCCGTATGTCAGGTGTAGCGCCAGGACAAGCAGGTATGGCACCTGGCGGACGTCCAGACATGCAGATGTTACTTGCAGGTCTTTCATCTTCTGGTTCTCCAGTCTTACAGGCTGGCGTATCCAGACGTACATCAGTCTAACGCGTTCTGATGTAACTACATAAACCCTATAGGAGAAACAAATGAAAGCATCAAAGATGAGCACATCTGCTCCGAAGCCTGCTAATCAAGGTGGACATGGAACAGCAAACGTTCAACCAGCTAAGATTCAATCTAAAGCTGGATCAACAAAGCCAGGCGCATCAACAATCAAGTACTCAGCAATACCATCAGGTACAAAGGGTACTAACAAAGGCGCTAAGTAAGAATATGTTTGAAGATGATGGCGAAGACATCCCCATTCGCTTAACACCGTGGGATGTCTTTGCTATTGTCACCAATTTAGTTTTAGATATTACCGTTAGTTTTGCAAAGTTTTTTAGTGCGATTACGCACATGTTAACAAATCAAGCAGATGTCGTGGATGCCCAAAAGGCTTTTCACGAT